GGCGTTCGCCTGCGCATGCCACCTTCGTCCGCAGCCATGAGTGCTGCATCCCCGGCTGTAAGGCTCGCCCAATTGAGTTCGCGCACGTCCGTAATGGTTCGGGCGCGGGCATGGGCCAAAAGCCTGACGACTGGCGCGGGGTCAGCCTTTGCGCCGAGCATCATCGTCGGCAGCACAACATCGGCGAGCAGGCGTTCTGGCGCGGCATCGACGTCGAAGGGCTGATCCGAGACTTCATCGCCGCCAGCCCGCGCCGGCAGCAGATCGCACAAGCACAACGGGAGAGGTCCAATGGCTGACAAGTTCCCCACGATCCGCCTCGTCGGCCCGCACCAGCGCGCCTACGCTCACCAGGCTATTGAGCAGGCGCCTGTCGGCTACGTCGTCAAGATCGCTGCCGAGACCCGCCGGGACGCTCAGAACCGAAAGCTCTGGCCGATGCTCGCCGATATCCAGAAGCAAGTCCCCGGCTTCGAGACGTTCAGCGCGGAGGATATCAAACTGCGCTTCCTGAACGCGCTCGGTACCGAAATGCGCTTCCTGCCGACGCTTGAGGGCGAGGGCATGTTCCCGATCGGGATGCGGTCTTCGACCCTCACTGTCAGCCAGTTCGCCGCGCTGATTGAGCTAATTTACGAGCTCGGCTCGCGACACAATGTCCAGTGGTCCGAGCCTCCGATGCGAGACGCAGCATGACCGCGCCCAACCCACTCTATCAGGAAGGTTATTCGATGACCGATACGACAGACCAGCAAGCGGTGACGGTTGCGCAGATCGATCCATGCCCGAGCTGCGGCGCGCTGCCGTGCGATCAGGTGAACACCCCCGAACCTGTACCCGCGACCAATCAGGCGGGAGAGGCCGATATGGGGATTCCCATATCGCATCAGGCGGGAGATGTGGCATTGCGCGCTGCGGCACAAAAAGTCGTCGATGCAGCGCCGGTAAATGGCAACGACCGGCCACACCCGGCCGAATATTGGGCTGGTATCATTGCCCTCCGCGCCGCCCTCGCTACCCAGCCCGCAACGTCGCAGGAGGGGGAGAGAAGCGCGTTTGGCCGCGAGTTGTCGAGGCTGCATGATCTAGCCGACCCGATCGGCGCACTGGCGATCAGACTGTCGGCAACTGCGAACGCAGATCTGGAAGAGCATGGCGAGTGGACATGGCGCGATATTGCAGCCGAAGCCACCCGCGCCCTCGCCGCCACCCCGACGTCTCCCACCCTATCGGAGGACGCCGACGAGTTCGAGACGGTCGAGGCATGGGAACATGATGACCAGCGCGAATTGTCGCTACTCTACAACCACGCCGCGCATGATCGCCCGCAATTCAATCGCATCCAAATGCGGCAGGCTATCCGTCACGGCAGAGCCCTCGCCCTTGCACAGGTGAAGGCATCATGAGCGGGGCTGTCGAAGGGGTGGCGCGCATCAAGCTTGATGCGGATGGCGAGGCGATGGTCTGCACCGGCTGCGGCACGACGCGGACGGTCGCTGCGATCGTTGCCGACAGCGCCACCGCGTTCACCTGTTGCCCGGAGCGCAAGATGATCCCGGCGCGCACAATGTGGCACGCGTGGTGTGATGCCAACGACGCGCGACCGGCCCTCACCACACCCCCAGCGCGGTCCTATGCGGATGGGGTGGCCGATTGTGCGGCGATCGTTTCGGCGAAGTGGGAAGCCGAGGATGATGCATCCGCTTTCCTCGCACTCGATGCCGCCCTCGCTGAAATCCGCCTCTTGTCGCAGGGAGGGAAGGTATGAGCGGGTTTGTGCACGTCGAGGCGTTCACTTGCGCGATCTGCGAGCGCCAGATTGACACGCGATGGAACATGCCCGGGCGCGCGATGACGATCCCGCCGTTCTGTCAGGGATGCGAACACCAATACACCCAAGGCATCGGCATGCCGACTGCTGGATCATTCCGCGATCGCCGACAGGTGCAGCGTGGCTTCGCGATCGCCGAGGCCCTGCATTCTGCAGCTGCGCAAAAAAGATGGAGCGACAACCATGGCAACGCGTGATTACGAGTCCGCGCCCGTGTCCGAGCAGCTGGGCCTTAGCTCGGTCATCACCGGGCTTATCGGCGATCTCGACGCCCTCCGCGCCGGGAAGATTACCGTCAACGACGCCGTCGCCCGCTCGCTGCTCGCCAAGCAGATATTCAACGGCGTCCGCATCTATCTGAACGGCACCAAGGTGCTGGCCGACAACGCCAAGCCGGCGACGATCGCAGCCCCCGAGCAACCCGCATGACCTCCGCATCGCGCAGCAAGGGAGAGGATGCTGCTGGCATTGCCCTGAACCTGACCAAGGCACAGCGCTTGGTATTCATATCCGATGGCGGGTCCAAGCGCACGGTCAACCACCTCATGGAAATGGGGCTGGTGTCGGGCATCACGTACCACGCCAGCTTCGCCATCGTTCGCAAATGGTCGGTGCTTGGCAAGCTCGTCGCCGCCCACCTCACAGATCAGGAAGGACAGAACCGATGAGCATCGAGACAGCACGTCAGCAAGCCGCCAACACCTTCCCCGAAGGCGTACAGGACACCATGGGCCGGGTGCATGAGAACATCCCTCGCCGCGCTGTCCTATCCGGGGCATGGGATAACGGATCACTCGTACAGAGCTTTGTGACCGCGCTTGAGGGTGTGGCGGAGGTGGGGCGTGGGTGAGCTCCTGACCCCGGAGCAAGCCGCGGCCCGCCTGGACATGTGCGAGCGCACCTTGCGGAAGATCCGCCAGCGTGGCGAGATCAGCTATATCGCGGTCACCGATCGCAAGTTTCGATACACCGCCGAGGATTGCGATGCATTCCTGGCAGAACGCAGGCGCAAAGAGTCCCCATGTCCCTCCGCAAAGATCCACGCTCACCGCACTGGCAGTACGACTTCCAGATCAACAAGCGCCGGTTTCATGGCTCAACGCACTGCACGACGAAACGCGATGCAGAACGGTTCGAAGCCAAGCTCCGCGCGAGCATAGCGCTAGGCGACGTCGACAAGTCGCCTATCACTCTGGACGTCGCCTGCGCTGAGTTCTGGGATCAGTCGGGCAAGCATGATGCGAGCTCGAGCACGACGGATTATCAGGTCGCCAAGCTCTGCTCGTTGCTAGGCGAACGTAAGCTGCTTTCCGAGCTCGGGCCGAAAGAGTTCAATACCTACATCGCCAAGCGCCGCACCGAGGGCGTTGGGCCTGCCACGATCAATCGCGAGCTCGAGGTGGCACGCAGGATCTGGAAGCTCGCTGCAGCCAACTCGCATCAGGTTCCGACGATCGGGCAGGATCGTCACGTTGAGTGGGCTGCGCTTATGCTGGACGAGCCGCAAGAGCGCGTCCGCGAGCTCCTACCAGACGAGGAACGCCGGCTGTTTGAGCATCTAAGCGACGACCTGGCTGCGGTGGTTGAGTTCGCCATACTGAGCGGACAGCGCAAGGCATCCGTCATCACGCTCGAGCGCAGCCGCGTCGACCTAGCCGGGATGCGCGCCACAGTGACCATGAAGGGCAGCAAGCAGCACACGTTCCCGCTGACCGCTCGGATGGCTGAGATCATCCTGGAGCGGCCCGAGGTGGACGACTGCCCCTATGTCTTTACCTACAAGTGCCGGCGCCCCTCCCCGGCCCGCAAGGACCGTCCCGCGCGGCATAAAGGCAAGCGCTATCCGTTCAGCTCGAAGGGCTGGTCGCGGCAGTGGCGGCAGGCCCTCGCTGATGCGGAGATCAGCAACTTCCGCTTCCACGATCTACGGCACACCCGCGCGACCCGTTTGGTGCGCGCGACGGGCAACCTCAAGGCGGTCCAGAAACTGCTCGGGCACTCCGATATTTCGACGACAGCACGCTACGCACACGTTCTCGACGAGGACCTGCGAATTGCGATGGCTGCCGGAGAGTTACGGAATAGTCCGGTAGAGCTATTGACTACCCCCACAGAAAACGGCAGAATTCCGGGAGAAACTGATGCATCGGCGTGATGGTTTGGGACCAGGGGGTCGCAGGTTCGAATCCTGTCTCCCCGACCATTTATTGAGCGAATACAGTGCCTTATTCGGCCTCGCTCAGTCCCTTCACGCTCTTGTTTCGGAACAGACCGGATACGAGCGGAAGGCGACGATCTCATGAGTCACGGAATAGTCCCGGAGCAGGATCACGATCTGTTCGCTGATGCGAATCGCGCGGCCGGAAAGCGGCGCCCGTGCTTCACTCAACAGCACCTCGATGGTGTCGCGGCGATCCTTCGCGACTATCCCGGCGCCCAGACCACAGGTCTGCCAATGGCTGTTCGTGCGCTGCGCGACCGCCTCGGCTGCGAGGATGAGCCGCCCATAATCAACTTCGTGCCCGATGCCTTCCGCATCAACGAGGGCACGCAGGAGATCGAGCTATTCGAGGTTGAGGTCACGCACGCGATCCCTGACCGCAAGCTACGCGATCTCGTCTCGTACTGGTTCGAGTGGGAGTCCGAGGGCGAGCACGACTGGCTTCCCATTCTGATCCAGGTTGACCGGTTCGGCAGCCGGCACCGTCGCGACCTCGCAATCGCGTATTTCGACATGGCTTCAGACGACGCCCGCCTTAACCAGATGGAGCAAGCAGCATGATCGCCGCGCTCTACGTTGAAACTGGTGGCGCATATGCAGACGTTCCCGACGTCGATGCCTGGGATCAGGTTCGCGACGCGCGCCGTTACCCCGGTCCGCATCCGATCGTGGGCCACCCGCCTTGCCAGCGTTGGGGCAAGCTCTGGGCCGGTCAGCCGCTACACATCAAGCGCACGGGTATCCGCAAGGTCAAGGGCGACGACGCTGGCTGTTTCGCTGCCTGCCTCGCATCCGCGCGCGAACATGGCGGCGTGATCGAGCATCCATGGGGCTCACACGCATGGCCGCATTTCGGGCTCAACACGCCCCCGCGGGAAGGCGGCTGGATATCGGCTGACTTCTATGGCGGCTGGACCTGCTGCGTAGAGCAGGGCCGCTATGGACACTATGCCCGCAAGCCGACGCTGCTGGTCGTCTATGGCGTCCGCCTCGAGGATCTGCCCGAGCTCGATTGGGGCATCGGCGAACCGCGGCTCGACCCGGCGATCATTGCCAAGATGGGCCTCAAGCGCGCCAAGCGTCTGGGCGAGGTAGGCGGCAAGGGTGGCGGCACTGACAGCTCGCCCCGCATCGGTACGCCGGCAGCGTTCCGCGAGATCCTGATCGGGATTGCCCGATCGGTTCAACCACAAAGGTTAGCAGCATGACCCCCACCCTTCCCGCCCGCCTCACCGAGGGAGAAGTAGCGTGAGCGAGATCGTCGACAAGTTGCGCGCGGCTCTTCCCCTCACCCCATACGCCCGCCTTAATCAGGAAAGAGATGAAGTATGAGCGAGATCCGTGTGAAGCGTCGCGGGAAGCTGTGGGGCGTGCAGGAACGCAAGCGGTGGCTGTGGCGCTGGATAGGGATATGCGGCGGGCCGGCGTCGTTCTGGCCTGATAGCGCGGGCGCCTTGTGGTTCGCCAATCTTTGCGAAAGGGTCGACGCCCGTCACGCTCTCACCCTATCGGAAGGGTACGATGTATGAAGCGCTCACCAGTTAGCCAGATCGAGATCCAGGCCCAAACTGCATATGTCTGGGCGTTGGAGAGCCAAGCCCGCGTGGGTAGCTATCAGCACTTGGTTAGCACCGCTCCTTGGATAGTCCTTGCGAACGAGCGCGAGCATCTCCGCAATCTTTTGAAAGGACGCGTATGACTACGATGATCGAACGTATGGCGCGGGCCATCTACGAAACCGACGAGTTTTTGGGCGACCCCGAAGAAGCTATCGCGATGGCTAGAGCCGCCCTCTCCGCCATGTTGCCGCTAAGTGCGAACATGATTGAAGCCGGGCGCTGGCCCGCCCAAGACGACGGCCCGGCTTCATGTTGGTCAGCCATGGTCCAAGTTGATTTAAACGAAAAAGAGGTTCCATGTAGCCACCAGTGGTCCAGTTGGCAGGGCGACGAAATTCGCCATCGTAGGGAATGCGGCCGCTGCAAGTCGATTCAGTTCTGTACGCATGGAGAAACTACCTGCGTTTCCTTGGCTGATAACGCCGTAGAGGCTCGACACGGATGATAGCGCCGACGTTGTATGGAAAGATGCGGTCAACAATCCGTCCGTCGACGAATATGCGGTAGCCACTTTTGGGATAGACGCTGCCGGGACTTGCTGCCTCGAACTCGTTGGGCAGATTGCCGAACATCAGATCATCTTCCATCGGATGGCCCCGAGAAATATTCCGCTCGCTTCGAACCATATTCCTGACGCCAGGAAAATGGTAGCCGAATCCTCCCCGCCCTGTTCTAACGCGCCCCATGTCCAAGCGCATACCAGACGCAGGCCATCCGTTGGTCGAAGAGTTCGCAGAGCATATGTATGTGACGACCCCGGTAGAAAGGTGGCCAGAACCGTGGAAGGGTCGCAGCGGGGTTTGGGAGCGGGAGCCGGCTGCGTTGCGTGAGGCGTTTCGCGATCGGGCCCGGCGGTTTATGGCGGGGGATCTTAGCGTGGCGCCTTGGCTGTGATGCGATGTACGGGCGGGCTCTAGGCTATCCACCAGCAACTAGAACAACCTCTTACCGTGGATTGCGGCCCGTAAGCCTGATGCCCGAAAGCAGCGCAGGAACGTCAAACTGGAGCGGAGGCGGGGAGTCGCACCCTACCGTTTCTGAGAGGTCGCAGGCCTAGGAACCGCTTCCACCGTATCCCCGCGATCTCGGGTCCGCATGGCGCCATATTGCACAATTCACCAGATCATGCTAGCCCGGTTTTCTAGTCGTGGCGGCATGGATGGACATGCGGCTTGTGTCCAACGGCAATGCGTAAGCACCCGTAAAGGTTGGGCGAGAACCCTGTGGCCCATGGAATCGTGGGGCGAAAGACGCGAAGCCTGAAATGGCGGGCCGCAAGCGACAGTCGGTATCAAGCCCGGCACACGACTAGAACACCCGCTTCCCCGCCTGCCGCAACGCCTCAGCCTGCGCAGCTTCTGCCAGAGCATCCGTGGCCCTCGCAACCGTAAGCGGGTTGGACTTGTCTGCGATGGCGCGACCGATCGCGGGGAGCACAAGGCGCTTCCACAGGAAGCTGGCGATCTTGCCTAGGCCGGGGATCTTCATGCGGAAGCGCCTTTCACAACAGCGACGCTATCGGCCGCACTCTGGGTGATGGTGACAAGCGCCTTCTTCTCGCGGTTCGCCTTCCATGCAGCGTAGACGGCCGGCGCAAGGATAGCCGCGACAGAGGCGATGACCTGAACCGCATCGCCGTCGATCCATCCCTTGCCGGCTGCATACCCGCCGAGCGTCGTGATGGCATAGCGGAGCGCGATCGCCAGCTGCGCATAGGTCGGGTCAGGGTTGACCACGATAGGGTTGTCGGTTGGGTCAGTCATGGTTCAGTCCTCCGCGTTCGGTTCGTCTTCCACGCCTCTTGCAGGCAGCATTGCGTGATCATCTGGATCAGATAGGCCTCTGCCTCCCGCCCGGGTTGGTGCTCGCCGATCCCTTCCCAGAGCTCTTGCGCGACATGCACAGCCTCATGAGCGATCAACGCCGCCACCATCTCTCGCGACTTGCCTTTGGCCTTGGCGAGCGTGATGATGCAGGTTCGTGAGTCGTCCTTGCTGAAGGAGTGGCACGTCGCATTGGCGCCGGGATTCACGAAGTTGATCCCTTCCATCTGCATCCGGTCCATCTCTTTCGCAAAGGCAATGGGATCGTCGCTAAAGCCGACGTAGATCGGCCAAGGCCCCATGTTGAAGTAGGTGATGTGCGGCTCGTCGTTCACAGCAACAGCCCCTTGGCCTTGATGAGATAGGTCTTGCGTTCCGCCAGGCCGTTGAGCCCGCCATTCACGCGGCGCGTTACAGCCTCCACGTCATCCGCATCTGCCAGCGCGTTCAGACCCTTGGCGTCCCAGAATATGCAGGCGACGAGCAGCCCGAACGACGGCAGTGCGACGACCTCCGGGTGCGCCTCGATGTCGATGCCGACCTTGCGCCCGAAGGTGCGGTAATTGGCGCGACCGGTAAGCTGGATCGGCCCGCGGCCCTTAAATCGCTTGCCGTCGCCCGCCTGCGTGTTGCCGAGGTCTGCGCGCCCCTCGTAGGCAGCACCGCTGGCGATCTCCTCCATATACCGGAACCCGCCGCTCTCATGCGCGAGCTGCGCCATGAAGTGCGCGAGGCGAAGCGGGGTGTCGAGGATGCCATAGGTGCGCAGGTAGACGTTTGCCGCCATGCCGAGTTCGGAAGCGCGCTCCGGCGCCGCACCGAAACGTGCGAACAGCGCGCGGAAGGTGTCGCGGCCGATCACGCCGTCGTCGACGATGCCTAGGCGCTGTTGAAGCTGCTTGGCGTCAATCATTCCTTGCTCTCCTGAATACGCTCAACGGCCGCGACGGCTCGGTTCATGACGTCGGACAGCGGCATCGCCCGCGCCTCGGATGTCTGGAAGGCGATCAGCTGGCGTATGAAGCCGTCGATCTTGGTCTGCATCTCGCGCAGCTCGCCGCGCATCTCCGCAAGCTGCTTGTCGCACTCGCGACGCTCGTCGGAGAGCGCCTTCTCGAGCTCTGTCACGCGCGATGTGAGCGCTGAGTTCTGGGCGTCGCCGCGGGCGTCGACCTGCAGCGCCCGCGCGTCGGCGATCTTGCGCATGGCAAGCAGATGCGAGGCGAAGATCTTTAGCCCACCACCACCGACTGCCAGGCCAATGACGTTGGTCAGAAGACCCATGAATGCCGATGGTGTCCAGCCCGGGCTCACAGGAACCGGGGCCTCAGCTGCAGCCGCAGCCACCTCAAGAAAGGCGAGCACCGCGACCATACGCTTTTGCTGCCAGAGCGGTGAAGGATGCGAGGGATATGCCGAGCACGGTCATAATGATCTTTGCCTCGTCGCTATGATCGACATAGAGAATCCGCCAATCTCGATAGATCAGCAGAAGCGAAAAACTGAAGATGACGAGGCGGGCGGTATCGCCGTAGCGCTTGTCACCGCGGGACGAGCGCCAAACGGCAAAGGCCATCCAAATTGCCAGCACCGAGAATGCTGCGATCTCGATACGCAAGAGGCTTACTGCCAACATAGCACCCGCTTCCATATGATGTCGTCGGCAGCGCGACGCGTTTTGAATACCCTGTAGACCTCACGGAGTGCTGCCCAGTTGACCGTCAACGGGAGCAGGAGCACGCGGGCCATGGCGAAGTACCAGTCGACCCACCATTCGCTGTAGGCGTCGGCGTGGCCGAGGGCGGCGCTGATATGGATCGCCGCCGTCGGCAGATACAGCCAGCCAATCACGCGATCGCGGTCGTTTGCCGCCACGGTGAATGTCAGCACGAACGCCGCCATCGCTAGGACAATATCGAGCGCCTGCGGATCGATCCCCGCTAGGTACGAGAATTGCCCGGGGAACCAAGCAAGCCCGACCACCGCTGCCGTCCGGGAGAACGGCAGCAACGGAATGACGATGATCGCCAGGCACATGAAGTAGATATGGCCGGGCTGCATGTTACTTGGTCGGCGGAGGCGGTGGGGGCGCAGGCGAATGCGGGTCGCCGTCCACGGGCTTTGCGTTGGGCGAAACATCGCTGTCGCAGCGCTCCATGATCCGCTTGAGCTCGTCAGCGGTCTCGCGCGATGGCGCCTCCTGGATAGCCTTCGCCATGCAGTCTCGGAACTTCTTCATGTCGTCCTCTTGGATGCTGGAGAGCGCCAGCGCGCAGCACACGATCACGCCGACGCCCGGAAGCCGATGCCGTTCAGGCTGAGCCAGCTTGCGTTCCCCGATACGATCTGCACCTCTCCGTTCGACATCACGCGAACGCAGCCGAACGCGCCGTCGAAAACGGCAACGGGGAAGTAAATCGTCTTGGCCGGTCGGAAGCCGGTGGGCAGAACGAACAGAGGCGTGTGCTGCGTCGCCGTCCCGCCTGAGATCATGCCAGCCAAGTGGACGAAACCCGAGCCATCCCGGGCGTATGTTGCGGACGCATAGGCATTAGGGTCAAGATTGCCCCAGCCGTTCAACAGGGTAGGTGCAAGATCACCGCTGTCCGACGCGATCATCTCGGCTTTACGAGCCGCAGCCCGCCCAGCTGTCGCTGCGCCGTAATCCTTCACACCTCGAGCTGCCCGCGCGAACATGGCTGCTATGCTGGCATGGCCACTGATCGGTGGATGCACGTTGTCATTTGACGGATTGTCGACAGCCGACCATGCCCTGTGGGTGTCAACCATCTGAACGTCGACACCGTCTGCGGCAGCCTCAGCTGCGACATCCCGGGCAATCTGCGTGAACTGCGCATTGGCGAGGCGCGTGTAGTTGTTATAACCCGATAGACTGGATGCGCCGGTCGCGTTCATCGTCAGCGTGTCGCCAAGCAGGACGGTCGGCTGAGTTTCTGACTTCCGGATCCCGCTATCGGCCCACAGGAAATGAACCGCCCCGCCCCCGTTTGTGGTAGTGGCGTCAGTCTTGCGGATCACGACATTGTGCGCGCCCGGCCCCATGCCCGGAATGCGGATAAGACGCGGTGCGTATGTCACGCTGCTGACCGCCCCGCCGTTGCCCAACGCGATCCCGTTGGCGCCGTTGCCGATCAGATTGACCGTTCGAACAATCGCGCCGTCCACTTCGATCGAGACGACACCGCCAAAGTTGTTCTGCAGCAACATGCACAGGTTGATCGTGTCGCCATACACGGGAGGCAGCGCCAGCGCGTTGCCCTCCGTCTGCGAGAACCGCCCAAAGGTGTACGGCGCAACCGGCGTGGCAGACCATGAGCCAAAATATTGAATCCGCGTGTCGCCCGCCTTGATCTTGTCGGCGTCTGCGATGCCTGCCCACGACACAGCAGCGGCCAAGGCGGCGCGATAGCCTGCCTGGAACGTCGCGCTTTCGCCGACGAAACGCTGGTCATTGAAGCCTGGCAGGATCGTCGTAACCTGACCCGACGAAACGACATCCGCGTACTGGAGGAGCATCCAGTCCATGATCGAACCACCCGCGACGGCGCGAACGGTAGGCGTGACTCCTACCTCTGCGCCAAGCAGCGTCGCGTATCGGTTGGTGGTGTCCATCCCGCTACCGACGAAGCCCGCGGTGATACTGTCGCCGTACATCCGCAACGCCGTAGCGGGCGGGTAAGCCAGCCCGAGATAGTCGCCTACGGTCTTGTTGCGATGGCCCGACAGCAACGAGCCTTCCGGCTGCGCGATGTCACCACGAAGCTCGTCGTCCGCCCCGCCTCCCTCGACCGCGATCAGGCGCCGGCCATCACCGCCCGCAATGAACTGCGCCAGTTTGCCCGGGCGGTCCTCAACAGGAGTTACGACGTCAATGCCTGCGCCGGCAGGCCCGCGAGCGCCAGAAACCTCAACGACGATCGGAATGGTCGTGAACTGGCTCACGCGCGGGTCTCCCCTCTAGAAAGGACGACAATGCCGCCAAAAAGAACAGTGTCGAAGCCATCGGCATCTGTGATGCGACAGTCATAATGCAGATTGGCCGTCTGGATCGGCGCCCCAAAGTTTGAAAGAGGCGAGCCCTCTGACGCCTTGAGGATTAGATTAACGTAACCATTTGCCGGATCGAAGATGTCGACCTCGGCATCCGCGACAAGAAACTGGTTCAGCTTGTCACGAACCTGCAGAGCGACTGTACACCCGGTGAGATCAATCGGCGCACCGCCAGAGGTCAAGGCGAGTGACCGTCCCCAGTCCTCGTTCCGCTGGAGATAGATGTCTACGCGTTCGGCCATGCCTGCGAGGCTAGAGACGCGGAACCGCTATTCTTGCCGCCGTCAGGCCGTTGTGGTGTCGACTACAGTTGGATCGGACCAGTCAGACAGTCGGCCATCGCCGACAGAATACGCCACCTCGACGTTGATGTTGCTTGCGAGCGGGACGAACTCGGTTGTGAACGATACCGCCGGCCCGGGGTCTGCGTCGGCATACTCGCGCTCGTTCCAGGATCCGGATACGCCTACACGCCAGCGCGCATACCATGTGATGTCCGCGCGATCTGGCCCGTCCGCGGCTATTAGGACACGGGCGCCTGTCGCAGTCTGGCCGGGTGTCGGGTCTACCGGCTCATCGCCTTCGGGAGTTGTGCCTACCGCGCTGTACACAGCAGTTGCAGAGATGATGGTTGGCGTATCAAGCGGTTCACGCGCGACCCGCTCGCCTACGGGCGCCGGGTCACCTTCCTCAGTCGCTGGGTTCCAAGCATCGATGTGGACGTCGGCAGCAATCCACGAGCCCGAGAACATGCCGGTCAGAAGATTCTGCGACAGCTGCGTTATCTCGATCGGGCCTGTGTACGCGATGAACTCGTCTGCCGTGCCGATGGACTCGCCAAATAGCGCGGCAACGAACCGCTCTCCGAGCATGTCCGCCGCGCTCGACAGGGCCGTGAACGTGCCTCGCTTTGGCGCCATGACCTGCGCGACCTTACGCTTCGCCAGGCGGCGGTTCTGGCTATGGCTAGGTGTCTGCGGGCTGAAGTCATCCGATCGGACTGCCCCACGCGCCAGTATGTCGTCCTCGTCAATCCAGGCGTCGGTGTCGACCGTGTTCCAGTCGTGCGCTGCGGAAAGGTAGGTGACGTTCAGCTGGTTCAGCGCGTTCTCGTCTTCAATCCCGCTCTCGACCGTGTAGCTTACGATCTGGTCGGGGCCAATGCTGACGGTCGGGGTATAGTAGCGGCCGGGGCGTGCAATCAGGGCACCGTCGTGACGCGATGCCAGCATACCGTCGCAGGTCGCCAGCATGGAGGCTAGCACAGAGCGATGCTCGGATCCGTCGCCGGCAAGCCGATGGCTGACGCATGAGCGATACCGTGGCTCGGTGCCCCCGTCGCGCAACGGGACCGCTATGTCTGCATCATCGGCAGCTGCGGTCCAGTATTGGACGGTAGGCGCGATCAGGCGCGCCCATCGTGCCGTGTAGAGCGCTGCGAGATCGCTCCAGTATGCAGGGTCAGAAGGTGGCCGCGTGGGGCCGACAGCCTCGCGCACCAGCTTGTAGTGCGCGATATGCAGCCAGCTGTTCGCCGACCACTTCCACGAAAGCGGATCTGCCACCGATTGCGAGGGGTCACGCCAATCGAACACAGGTTGTGCACGGATAACCAGTGCGAGGGGAGTCGCATTGGGGCCGCCCGAAGGGTAGACCTTCTGGTAGTTCGCGGCCTTCACCGCATTGGAGATTTGGTAGCCGGTCACGACTCCATCGCCTCGGTGGTTGGCAGTGACAATGCCTGGCAGCTTAGCGATCAGCGGTGCGTGGGCGGTCTCAATGGCCGCACCAAGATTAGCCCCGATCTGGACAACATCGCTATCGCCGAACGAGCCATCATCCCCTCTCTGGACGAAACCGTTCGACAGTCGCGTGACGGCCTTGTCGCCTAGATACCAGCCGGTGATCGCGTCGATGCGGCCCTCATGGAATGCCCATTCGTCGACAGCCGTACCGTCGCTCGCTGTTTCATACAGGATGTAGGCGCCGAACAACTTCAGCTCCCCATATGCTGCGAACCGCGGCGGGCGCTCGGTCTTGATGGCCGTGGTAGTTGTTTCGGCCTTTGGCGAGCTGGAGAGCGAACCAGCCAAGGATTGCAGACCGATCAGCGCTGCGCTGGTGATGATAGCCGTAGACACGCCTAGGGCGGTCGATAGTCCGTAGACTGCACCGCTGAGGGATTGTGCAACGGTGAACCCGCCAGCGATGCCTACGCCGGACAGGACGGCGACGGACGCCAGTGCCGCGAGCCCGGCAATCTGCAAGATGGACCCGAGTGTCTTAGACATGCCACACCGCCAATGTTTCGGCTGGACCGAAGTCGAGCCCACGCAGGCCGAGCGTCGCCCACCGTTCTCCAGTCCAGATCGCCGCTGCCTCGTTCGTCCCGCAGGAGGTCGCGCGTTGGATCACCGCGACGTCGCCGGGTCGAAGCTGACCAAGTTCTGCAGGCTCTATGCCGACCGCCGACATGCCAGCAGACCATAGAGCCGCGAGTCCCCCGCCCTCCGCGATCCTGCGCAATGCTGAGCGCTCGCTGTCGTACTCGACACCAATCCCCGCCATCGGGCTGGCATGGCCTTGCAGGACAACCCAGCTATCAACCCAGCGGCAACAGTCCAGCGTGACCCAATCCCAAGCGGGTCGGTCCTGCGAGAGATATTCGCCGATCCGCATCACTTCGGGCCGAACGGGCGCGAGGTGCCGGCGTTAATCCCGGAGACGTGGTCAAACTTGAGATCGCCCGGCGATACGCGCTGTTGGTCCGAGTGCGTCCAATACCGCCCCGCCCTACGCGACCGGCCAGTATCGTCGGATCCCATTGAGAGGCCAATCGCACGCTGCGACGCATCGCGGGACACGGAAGGCTTGTCGATCCGGTAACTAGCCTTCCACACTACTCCGGTGACCTGCCAAAGGTCATCGAACTGCACGACGCCTATATCGACGAGCGCCCGCTTGAGGTCGTCGCTCTCTTCTAGGAAAATCCTTGTGGTCTCAGCGGTGACACCCGACACTGCCAAGTCGAGCCGTGTCGCCAGCCCGTTCATAAGCTGCTCGATCTCGTCCAGCCCGCCGATGATCTCGCCGCCCCCAAGGTACAGCGAAGCCTGTTCCTCGATGTCGTCGGCCGGGATCCAAAGGTCGCCGCTACCCGTCCACAATCGCGCCGGCTCTGGCGTATCAATGCGTACGAGAACGTTTCGGTTCACGCTTGCACCGGAGGGCGCATGTCTTCTTGGAAGCTGATCGAAGCCGAAGAGAACGCGCCCATGTTGAGCGGGTTGGACGCTGCAGAGGTTCGGCGCATCCGGCACCGGACCCTGTCAAAATCGAGCGCGTCGCCAGCTGCCACGCCACCTCGGATAGGCGGCTGCAGGGTTACGCGTGTGATTCCATCGGGCCGGCCTTCGATCTCGTAGATCTCGGCTGCGCGCTCACCCCAGCCATTTGCGCCGATATAAGAGAAGCGCTCGCCACCGATCAACGCGCGCTCTGATACTATGCGGATGTCCAGGACGGTTGCTCGATTACCTGCTGCCTGACCGTTGACAACCGTTACGACGGTGCATTCAGCGCCCGAGGAACGGTAAAGGGTGTTATCTGAGAACAGGGTGCCATCGCTGTGCGGAACTTCGACCGCATCCAAAACCGGCTGATGCAACCTGTCGCAGAAGTCGACGACTACCGCGACCGAACCACCCAGCATTCCAGCGTTTAGGGCTCGCCATGATAGTGTCTCAGCCCGCCCTAGCTCGCTGCGATCACCGAAGTCCGCTTCCGAGAAGTCTGCCCTCCAGATGCCTCCGCCGTCGATCCGGACAACATCTTCATACCCGGAGATGGACACGCCGCCTGACACAGTCGTGCCGTCAACCCGAACGTCTTGGTTCTCGAAACCGAACTGGCAGGGATGGAATACGCGCAGCGCCATGCGCGGACGCTAGATTTGCGTAGGCGCGATGCTTGCCGCCGTCAGCCTACGGTGCCAAGCTTGCCGAAACGATCTGCAGTCGCTGGGTAGCTCTTGCGGATGGCGCCATTGTTCGCGCTGATCACTTGCCGGGCGTTACCGTCAGCCTGAGCGAGAATCTGGCTAGCGAACTTGTCGTTCATCACAGAGCCGCGTGCGTCGACTTGGATGGTCTGCATCACCGTCGTCCCGCCGCCCCGTTGCGCGGCTCGCGTTTGGCCGAGTGGGATAACGGTCCCGCCTTGCGAGCCCATACGCAACAACTCGACGCCGGCCCCGCGCCCCTCATTTACGCGTACGGTTTGCCCAGGAGAAACATATCCCCCGGATGCACGGCCAAAGAGTGAAAGGGGGCCCGATGCACCAGCGCCGAAAGCCGCACCAAGACCTTTGTTCAGATTGCCGAATAGAGAACCAAGCCCCCCGCCGCCCTTGCTAAAGCTGGCAATCGTCGCCTGTGCGGCTACTAGCGCGAGAGTCCGAAGGCCTTGATCCTTAAAGTTACGCCAAAGCCCATCCGTCCCCTCTTGGAACAGCGATTCATACAGGCCGGCGAGTTGGTACACGTTGCGCTCACGGAGATCCTGCGCGCGATCCTCTGCATCCGTCTTGGCCTCGACTTCGGCGTCGCGAGCCCGGTCATATTCCTTCGAGATGTTGTCCAGCGCCGATTGCCCCTCTTCGCCGAACACCGAACGGAAGTTCTTGGATGACCGCTCAAGATCCTCGGCCTCCGTGCGGATGAGCGTGCCGCCTCGCTGCTCGATCGACAGCAAGTCCTTCCGGATGGCTGCGATCAGGCTTCCTGCGCTGTCGACGTCCTCCGTGGCACGGCTCCGGACCCGCCCGCCACCCGACGCGCGCGGCCTAGCGCTCGCGCCTCCCGATGCACTCGCCGCAGGGGCCGATGCGCGCGGCGCCGCTATCGGCCGACGCACAATGCCAGCCTCGTTGACGGAACCGTCCGCATTGCGAGGCACGACATAGCCAAGCCCCTCCAGCCGCCTTGCTGATGCATCGACACGGCTACGCGCCGAACTTACTCGGGCACCGGCTTTAAAGTTTCCGCCTAGGTTTGAGATTGCCGACATCTCAAACTTCTTACCGCCGCCTGCGCGGTCTATAGCCCGGTTGAGGCCTCGCTTGAATGCATTCTCAATGTTGGCGTCGATATTCAGGAAGCCGTCAAAACTGGTGAGCAGAGACGCGATCTGCTCACGAACGCTATAGATGCGGATACCGAGGGCATCAAAGACAAGTGCCGCCCCAGCATCTAGCGGATCAAATACGTTTCCGAGTCCATCAAAGACTGCGCGTGTATCAGCGCCGAATTGCTCAGCTTTGCTGGTCAGTCCTTGAAAAGTCGACGTGCCGGTCCCGAGGAAGGCGACAAGCGCGTTGGAGAACTGCCCGCCCTGGTCGAACTTGCCGAACGTCGTCACCGCGGCATTCTCGATGACCTGCATGGCGTCGCCGAACGTCACCGGCACTTGCTTGAACTCAGCATCAATGCCCGCGGTGAATTTGCGGTCAGTGAGGGCGCGGAACAGGACGTCAGACGTAATCTTGCCCTGCTCGGCCATCGCCCGTAGCTGGCCGATCGGCACACCCAGCGACTCCGCGAGCAGGCGCGCGATCCGCGGGCTTGCCTCCATGATGCTGTTAAATTCGTCGCCGCGCAGAACACCCGACTGCAGAGCCTGATTAAACTGGAGGGTGGCCGATGCGGCCTCCTCCGCGCCAGCGCCGCCAATCTTAAGAGCTTCGGCGAACGTCTGTGTTGCCCGCGCTGCATCGCCCTGCGTGCGGCCGGTTTCCTGCGATGCGCGGATGAACCCGGCATAAAGCTTGGTCGTTGCCTCCAGCGATCCCCTCGTCAGCTCCGAAATACGCTGAACGTCGGTCTGTGCCTTGCCGAACGTACCGAACGTCGCTGTGGCAAGCCTGAGCTGGCTTTCAAGCTGCTTCGACTGGTCCGCCAACGATGCCATCTCCCGGACGACGGCACCCAGCGCGAAACCTCCGACGAACCCGGCAATACGCTGGCCCATCGACGAGAACCGCTCGCCGATCCGTGCTGTCGAGCGCTCGGTCTGCTGCTCGAGTGATAAGATGGAGCGCTCCTGGCGGTCCAGCTGGTTACTGACCAGCACGGTCGCAGCCCTGATCTCGTTCTGGTACTGTTTCACGTCCGCGCGAAGCTGAAGGATAACAGGATCGATTTGAGGCATGCGCGCAGGCTCCTTGCCGCTTAGGGCTAGTGTGTGGCAAGCTGCGCGCTTACCGCCGCCAAGGAGGCATCATGGCTAGCGATACGGGCCACCGGAATACGATCCTGATCGTTGGCGCTGCGGTGCTTGGCCTGGTGGTCGTTGACCGCGCATTCAATCGAGAGGCTGCGCCTGCTGTAGAAACTCCGACCCCGGCTAGAACGCCAACCGCGCCTGCTGCGCCGAACCCCGACTTAATGAAGATCCGTGCAGAGCGTGAGGTTCGGGCAATGCTCAAGGATCCGGAGTCCGCGTCGTTCTCCGACTTGGTCGTGCACGCCTCCCCGGCGCCGGCCGTCTGCGGCTATGTCAACTCCAAGAACGGTTTTGGCGGCATGACAGGGCGGCAGCGTTTCATCTCCGGCACCATCACAGCACTGGACGAACAGATGCCACGCGGGGAGATGGACAAGCTTTGGGACAGGGTCTGCTAGACCCGCTTGAACTGCGCTTTCATGAACTCGCGGAAATCTGACGAGGCGGGTTCCGGCTTATCGGGCTGCCCCGTTTCGTTATGCGCCTCGACGGCTTCCAGAAACTCGCCGAGCGTCACATCGCCCCAGTCCAGGCCCAACTGCCCGCACGATGCTAGGACGTGACCTCGGCTAACCGCTTCAACCGCGCCTCCTCGGCTTTTTTTTTGAGCGTAGCGCCGGACAGCGTGTGGCGAACGATTGCCCACGCAACGGGCATGAACTCGTCGTAGTCCTTGCCGTCTACATACTCATCAACGAGGTTGGCGGCATCGATCGATGAGACCGTGACCGTCTCGCCCGAAATCTCCGCTTGACCACCATACTCTGCAGCCTTGCGGATCAGGTGGTAGGCGTCGGTGATGCTGGCCGTTCCGCCGATCAGGTAGACGGGGTTTTCCGTGTCTTTTTCGAGCCCGATAGACCCGCTCAACTCGTCGTACAGAACGCCGATTGGCTTCTTGCACAGCCGTTCGACCTCGACGATCCCCTTCATGGGCAGGAAGAAGCGATAGCGGCCACCGCCAAACTGCAGCAGCACGCTACGCTCAGCGCCGGGCGACGTCATGCAGGTGCGCCGGCAGTCCAGCTCAGGCCGTCTTCGCCTGCAATCGTGAACTCGGCCGTGCCTTCTTCACCCAGCGTTTCATTCGCAGCCGTCATGACACCGCGGCCGTCGCGATAGCCGACGATCGTGCCGGTGCGAACGCCGTCCGTCAGGGCGTTATCGTACTGGCCGTAAAGCATGCGGAAGTCCGAGTGCGCGCCGAGCGTGTTCTCGTAGAGGTCCATCTGATCAACATTGACCAGACCTGAGCCCGTCACGTCCCACTGCTGATTGTTGACGCGAACCTTGCGCCCTGGGATCGCTGCTGGCGTAGCGCAATCACGGCGGAAACGGTCGGTGGTGTTGACCGTCTTGTTCACGGTCGCGGACTCGATGCCGCAAAGGGTGGTGTAGACCGATCCGACCTTCACCTGGACGACGATATAGTCGGGTTCGTTGGGGACGGACATGGCGGCTCCTCGGGGTTCTGCCGAGAGCCTAGGTTTGGCAGCTAGGAGGCTTTACCGCCGTCAATCGGGGTGAGCGTAGCGCGGACTGCCGCCCGATGGCGCTCAGTAGCCGGCTGGGCGTCAGCCTCGACAATCAGGCACCGAAGCTGGTGAGCTGCGATCGGCTGATCGCTTGCCTCGCATTCGTCGGCCGCATCATGGACCGTGCCTTCGTCAATGATCCCGTTTCGGATCATCTGCGTGAGAAGAGCGGTCAGAGCTGTCTCGTCCATGCCTCTGCTTACCCGATCATGGCCTACGCCGCCAGCACCCGGGCTTCCACGGATAAAATGGCATGATAGGCGGATTCTTCGTCCCCATCACGCAGCAGTCGAACAGATCGCACCTTGAGCCTGGCTGACGCGCCTCCATCGATCGCGACGCGCTTGTTGTGGACAGCGATCTTGAATGCCGTGGCCATCCGCGATGCTTGGTCCTCCGCGGTATCCAAGACAGACTGCCCCTGCATCTTCGGCTTGGCGAACGCATGCAGCTGGAATGTGACGGTTGCGCCGGCCGCGCATGAGACGTCGAGTGCCGATGACTGGAAAGAGTCCATGCGCGAGAACGGCCACGCGGGCGTTGGAGGGGTAGTGCTGGGGTGCATGTTGGCTACCGGCACAAGAGCCACCGATGCTGCGTCCGCCTTGAGACGGCTCAGCGTGCCACGACGCACCTCGCGTATCAGGTCGCCTGCCATGCTATGTCCTCCTTGCTACGCGCTTGACGGCCTCGACGACCAGTCGCTCCACATTACCGCGTTCCAGGTCGCGCGCTGGCGCCATGAAAGGCCGGGCTTCCATGCGGCTGGTCCCGAACTCGAGCGGCGTCGAGTATTCTGCGTTGCTCGACACCTCGACCAGTAGCGGTTCAACCTGCACGTTCTCGATATTGTTGCCGAGCACGCCAGTGTCTTGATTAGGGGCGGAACCCGGCGCCGATGGCGTGTGGAACTTGCCGCTTGTTGCGCCGGTAGTAAGGCTGATCTGAGCTGCCACCTTGATTAGATCGCCGCCTGCAAATAGCGCCCTACCTACCTCGCGCTCCGTCGACCCGCCCGAGAGGCGTTTCAGGCGCGCGATATGGGCCTTGCGACCGTTCATAGGCATGACTGGTAATCGCTGGCCGAATACGGGTATGTTGCCGCCGTCATCATCTGGGATCACGCCATGGCCGACACGATCACTGCGAAATTCCGGTGCCCGAAATGCAACGGGCGGATTGTTTGGGAAGAAGACGCTGCAGATACTGACAACGCTCGTTGCGAGGGTTGCGGTGAAGAGATCGTGGACGTTGGCGCGTTAAAGAAGCGGGCCATGGCTGAAGCCCAGAAGCACGCGACCGACGTGGTAAGGAGTGCCTTCAAGGGGTCTGGATTCAAGTTGAACTGATGGCGAGATTAGGCGGCCCGTCCGCGGCATAACCAGTGGCTCCCCATCGGGTCCTTGCTAACAGACTGCACGCTGTAGCTGCCGGCGTTCGGCCCCGCAGTCACCTCGACGGTCGCATTGGTGTCCAGAGCGCCGTCCAGCGTTGCGCACAGGACCAACAGCGCAACGTCGGTTCCTACATACCCCGCCTCAGCGCGCATTGACTGTGTTGCCGAGTCCACCTGCGCCATGCAGGGCAGCTCGATCGGCGTCCCGGGCGTCGTGATGCTCCCACCGTCGTCAGTCACCGGCACGCCTGGCCAATGCGCCACGCTCGCAAAGTAAGGCCCCAGCCCCGCGGTGGAGAACGCAACCGCGATCCCCGCGAAGGCATCGGCGATGCTCACGACCAGCAGACCTCGCACGGCTCGACATAGCCGACGAGACGCGGACCGCCGCGGTTGCGCCGAAGCATCGGTAAAAATTCCTGGCCGTAGACATTCGACGAGTAGCCCCCGAGCACAGCGCGATTAGCCGCGGCATCCGACAGGCCGACGTCCATACTTGCAGACCGAAAGCGGGTGACGCCCGCCGGCAGCTGCTCGGATGCATCAAGCGTCATGCCGGGCACGCGGTTGGCGCTCATGTGGTACGCGGCGAGGGCAAGCGTGGCGGGCTCGTAGTCGTCGCCCCAATCTTCGGTCACGATGCGGCCGGCGTCGGTCAGCCAATACTGGATCCGCTCGTCGGTGACGTTCTCGAAAGCGGCGTAGCGCAAACGGAGCGTGGCCGGATCGATCACCGCGCGCACCCCTTGCCAAGCGTGATCTTGGCGCGCGTGTAGAATCCCCCCAGCAAAGAGGTGCCCGTCCACTTCGACAGGTCGCACTCCTTGATCGTGATCTTGCCCCCGATTCCTTTGCTGTCGACCGTGATAATGGCGCGGGGCCCGACTGCGATCAGCTTGTCGATTGTCACGTCAGTCGATGCAGCCGCGATCTGGATGTGCGCGCCGTCAGGGTTCTCGGAGGTCAGCGTGCCGGCGTTGACGATGGCCCAGAAGCGATAGCTGTAGTGTCCGATGTTGGCGACACGGATGCGGTCCAGCGTGGTCGTTGCCTTCGTGTCGATCCCGCCGTCGGTGCAGTCATGCAGGTATAGATCGGTTGCGGTAAAGCTGTCTCCGCGCTCGGCACTCAGGCAGTCCGCATTGTCGTAACCCGAGCCGGACAGCGCCGTCTTGAAGTCCGAGATCTCACCTCGGCGGATGGTGATGTTCTTCGCGCCACCCATGCCGATCCCGACCGGAATGTCCCCGGGCGACGTGTTGACGCCGATGCCACGGATCCGGAAGTCCTGAATCAGCCAGTCATGCGAGCCGCCACGGATGAAGATACCACGCTTGCGGCTGGCGATGTCGATGCGCTGGATCGTGACGTTGGCGAACGGCTGCCATGCGGTCGACTTCTGCGTCATGAAGCCGCGCGTCGCTGGCGCCGTGATGTCCTGAAACACGCGTGGCGCATCAAGCGAGCCGGATAGCGGCACAGCGTCCATGGCGCGGGTGATGCAGACGTTGCCATAGGTGCCGCCCGTCGCCGCATAGGTCCACTGTGCGCTTGCCCCGAGATCCTTGCACGCGGTCGTGATCCGCGGCGCAGCGACAGCCGACACCGGAGCCGCAACCGGGCACGTCACCGCGTAGGTGAAGCGTGCCAGATCAGGACACAGCACCAGCACCTGCTTGGCCTTGAACCCGTCCCGCGCCTTGGTCAGGAACACCTTCCCGTCCCCGTTGCTGTCGAGATCGGTAGCGCTGTACGTCGTCTGCGCTGCGATCGGCGAAGCGATGAGGGTGCTAGCGAGTAAGATAGGGAATGCCTTTGACTTCCCCTTCCCCACACCTAGACTCTGGCTATGACAGAGCATCAAAGGCACCGCGGATTGATCGCCATCTTGCGCGATTGGTGGGGCAAGCCTGACCCCGAACGAGAACAGCGGCGCTTGTCTGGCGTCTGCCGATGCGGCGCGCAGACGATGCCCGCCGACGATGAGTGCCTTGATTGCTACGCTAGTAAGCCCTGAGGCCGTTGCACGGCTCATGCTGCGTACTCCTTGACTGCGACGTTATCGAAGTGGATGCCCGAGCTGTCGGAGTTGGTGGAGGCCGAGCCTCCAACCCGCAGACCAATGGTGCCCGATGGAGCGGTGCCGTAGGTGTAGGTTGCCTTCTGCACGCCATTGATCAGCAGCGTCGCTACCGAGCCGCGGACCTGGAGAACGGCTCGATACGTCGTACCGGCCGATACCGTCTCGACGAGATTGGCACGCGCGGTGAACGTCCCGCCTACCGTTTCGCCGATGGTCCAGCCATTCGTTGCCGTATTGAAACCGAACAACCGGAAGTTCGTGCTGTCTCCATGGGCAAAGGTCATGAAACCGTTAGCCGTGGTCGTCAGGATCGTGAGATCAACTTCCAGATCATAGTTAGCAGCAGTCGGCGAGAACGAACACTTGCTCGTCATTGGCGTCGTGCCCGCACGCGCACGGTTGGCCGAGCTTAGGACCGCCGTACCGACCTGCACCGTGTAGGTTGCGGTGCTTGGCGTCTCCGGGTTGTGCGCAGCGAGACCGGACCCCGACGTGCCCGCATAGCTGTCACTGAACGTCGTGGTGACGCCGGGCGCTGAAGGAGCAGGCGCGACCACCGCGACGATCGTCGGCTGGACGTGTCGCCCGACCGTGATTCCGTCGCCATCGACATGGTTGTCGTAGACGATGTTCTGGTCTGGCGTCGTTCCGCTGGGGTCAGGATGAATGAAGGCGTAGACATCCAAAGCTACAGCGCCGGGATCCGCCGCGAGGCGAAGCGTGACCGTATTGGTGCCGACCACGATTGGCGTTGTCGCGTCGAGGGCGAGAGGGCTGGTGACGGCGCCAGTCGCAAAGACTGAGAACCTGGGGGCTGGCGCGCCAACACTGACGAGCGCTGTTGCTCCAGTTGGCATCGTCATCGTCAGCACAATATCTAGCGAACCGGAGGCGCGAGTCGCACTTGCGACCACCGGACCCGTGTCGTCGCCCGCGAGAGCAAAGGCTGGCCGCGTGGCGCGATGCAGGTGACGCGCGGCAGTGATGTTGCCCGGCTGACCCTGGTGAACGTCATCCTCGAGAACAATGTCGTGCGGCTCGAGATAGGTAGCGCTGTTGACGCTCGCGAAGTCGGATGCCGCGCGCCGGATCGCTTGGTTCTGTGCAACCGTGCCAGCAGCGCCAGTCAAGCGCGTGCCGAACGCCGTGATGTATTTCTCGAACGAAGAACCGCGTGCCGCATTGCGCGATGCGAGGTCGCCAAACACATTGGCGAGGCCGTTCTTGTAATTGGTATAGGTCGTGCCCGCGCCTGCGTCATCGCCGCCCTGCCACCAGTAGAACGCCTCAAAGCCACCGGCGGCGTCGAGCACTGCGCGGAGCTTAAGATTGTTCGTCTGACCGGCAAGCCATGTCGCGATCTGCGTACCGCCTGCCGCGTAGCCAATCTGGGCGCAGTTCACGCCCGACACCGCGACCTGACGGCGAAGGAACTCGCTCAGGAACGTAGAATCGAAGTCGCCGCCATCAGCGGGAAGCGCCCAATAGGCGGTGGTGAGGTTCTTCGGCGATTCGGTATAAGCTGCGAAGACAGCCGAGTTCGGATCGATGGTGACGCCCAGCGACGCGTTGGTCCCGGCATACGTTGGCTGCTTGCGGAACAGGCGTGCGGCCTGCGACTGACCTGCGACTGCGACCAAGCGGCCCATACCGACGAGCACGGTGCCGTTCTGCCATGTCGCACCGTCACCTGACATATCAAGATAGAACCAACCGAGGCGTGCATCGACGCCCGCGACGGGTACTGTCTGCGCGCCCGTGGCCGTCGTGGTCGCCGCAACCCAAGAGGGCTGAAGGACCGTGGTGCCGTCCGCGGCGCGCACCCGCGCATAGACGCTGCCGATTGCAGAGACATCGAGAGCTACGGGCACAGTGCCGCGCCCCTTGGACTGCCCGCCATCGGACGTCGTGCTGCGCTGATAGACCCGGTTGGGCGAGGCGAGTTGCGTCATCGAGAACGCGCTTGGCGTTGGCGTTGGCGTAGGGGTGGGTGTTGGGGTAGGCGTCGGAGTAGCCGACACGCCGGTCACGACGACAGGATAGTCCACTCGCAGCGAGCCGTTGGTTTCAGACACCACAGCCGTCTGCGATGCGCCAACTGCAATCGCCGCGGTCGCGCTGATCACGCCGGTCGTGGCGTTCAGCGTCAGGTTGCTATTCGTGCCGGTGATCAGGGAAAGCGTGGACGTCGAGCCCAGCAGGCGGGCGATCGTGTAGACGGGGCCGGCATTCGATGCCGTGCCTGCCTGCGCGGTAGGAGCGCCGCCACCAGCGCCGGTATAGGTGATCGTGCCATCGGTCGCGATGGATGCGACAGGCGCGCCGGCTGCGCTGATGTCGAAGCGCCACTGCTTGCGCCCCTCACCCGGTCGGATCTCGTCAAAGACCAGCGTCGACACGGGATAGGGCAATCCTTCCGATGAAAACCGCCCGTTGACGTAGGAGAAGCCCGGCGAGCCGTCCCCCCCGATCTCGATACGAGAATCCGCCTGCAGACCCGAGAGGACTGCACGATACGGGCGGCCCTGAACGCCCGTGATGGTTGACAGGGAGAGCGCGCTGAATGCCATGCGGCGAACGGTGCCGCACGCGGGGCGTCGGATTTGCCGCCGTTAGGTGATGATCCTGACCACACGACATGGAATGGAATAGGCACCGCCCACTACGATCGCGGGCACAGTGACCGTAACCTGCAGCGTGTTCGCCGCGGTTGCCACCACATCGGCAAGCGCATAGCCTGCGGGTGTGGCTCCGGTGGGGAACAGCAGATAGTTGCCGCCAGTGACAACCCCCGCTACGGTCACGGTTACTTTGCGGACTCCTGCCAGGATGGCGAGCGTCGCCGTCTCAGCCACCGTAGCAGAGCCGATCAGAGCCGCGCCGCTTGCTCCGGTCGCACCTGTCGCGCCCGTCGCGCCTTGGGCTCCTGTGGCCCCTTGCGCGCCTGCTACGCCCTGCGGTCCTGCAACCCCGGTGTCGCCTTTCGGCCCCGTTGCCCCAGTCGCGCCAGTGTCGCCCTTGATACCTGCAGTGCCGGCACTCCCGGCCGGCCCCGCACTACCCGCGTCGCCTTTCGCGCCGGTCGGACCAGCATCGCCCTTTGGACCGGTCGCACCCTGCGGCCCGCGCCGTCCCCAGCCCAGCGATCGGATCACTGCCCGACCCCGTACATCAGTCGCAACGGGAGCAGCCCGCTATCGCCAGGAACGTCCGGATAAGCAGGTACCGACATTGCCGCAGCCGACATGAAGAACGGATACTGCGTCGAGTAGACGCCAACGAAACCGGGCGGAAATTCCCAATCGACACCGCCATCATAGACGATCAGCGGCGAGGTTGGCACCGGCTGCCCGGTCGGCCTCGAGGTGCCACGCAAGCCCACGACACAGCTGTTCGGGTTGAAGATCTGGAATGCGTTGTAGCTCGGCTTGATGAACCCGGTGGGCACGGCCAGCGCGGTCGCGGCAGTAGGCGTGTTGACCACCGGCACCAACAGCGCCCGCGTCATGCGCTTGAAGGCGAAGCTCACGACGAATAACCCAGATTGAGGCTCATGATGTCGCCAGCCATGAGGCCAGGGGCGTCGTCGGGGACCAGCATGAAGGCCAGACCGACGTTGAACCGCAGCCCGCTCGCCCACTCACGCCCGCCGCTGGTCAGGCCGGGGAAGTAGACCGACCATTTCGGCGTGTCGCTGGCCTTGGGTGCCGTCGTCTGGTCGTACAGGTTTAGCCGCACACCGCCATTGCGCGCATTATAGGCATCAGCGCTCATCAGCACGACGGGAGACGTGCTCACGACGACAGGGTTGAGCCCATCGTCTGCGGTATCCATGCCATAGGTCTGCGTGATCGCAGGGGTGCCGGACGGCGCGGTTCCGTTGCCGGATCCAGCGGTGTCGACGGGACGCTCCCGATAGAAACCCGCGCTGTCCTGATAGACCAGCACGTCGTTGACTTTCCGCTCGTCAGCCACCCCGGCCTCCTACGAAAAGGGCCGCCGCACCGAAGTGAAGCGGCCCCATATGTTAAACCGTCGACTGGCGTTTACTTCTTGGTCGCATCCGCCAGCTTCTTCGTGAGATCCGCAATCTGGTTCTTCAGATCGCCGTTCTCAGCCTCAAGCGCTTCGATCCGATCGCCGGCAGCAGCGTCCGCCTCGGCATCGGCCTTACGGCCGAAGTCCGGCAGGTCGCCCTTGATCTCGAGATCGTTGCCGTCGACGGAAAGATGCTGCTTGCCGTCCTTGTCCTTGGCGCCGATCGTCACCTCCTGCCCCGGCTCGACCCAGAAGGTCGTGCCGTTGGCGAGATTGATACCGCGGGGGCCGCGCTGATAGTTGGTCTTCTTCATCGGTCCGGCTCCCTTAAATGTTGTCGCGGTAGCTCATCGTCTTCGGACGATAGAGCTCGAACTGGCCGACGTTCATCACGCCATCGACACGCCACGTCATCGACGAGGTCGGGAACAGCGGCATGAACTCGAACATGCCAGGCAGGAAGAATTCCATGTTGTCCGGCGACTTCTCGTAAGCGACCATGCGGCCCGTCGAGCCCGCGCCCGCCGTCTCCAGCTCGCGGCTGGGGCGGATGTCGAGCGGCTGGTTGGTGATCGCGGTATAGGCGTTATTGCGGCGCAGATACTCGAGCACCGACACGCCCGTGTTGTCCATGACCGCCGAGTTGATCAGCAGGAACTTGCTGGTCGGCAGGAGCAGCGCGTTCGCCGTCGCCGTCTCGCGGGTGTTGACGTAGACGTCCGTCAGCGCGGCATCGACGTCAGCACGCTTCTGCGTTGCCGTCGACGTTGCCCAGTTACCGGTCGGCGCATTCGCGGTCGGCACGGTCGTCTGGTTGATCATGCCGAGGAAGCCCTTCTCGACACTCCCGCGGATGACCCGGTCGTAGACGAACTTGTCGGCGATCATGCGCGCAGCCGAGGCCTTGCGCTCTGCCAGGTTCGTTCCACCCTCGGTCAGGCCGGGGTTCTGCGCGACCATGCGGCCGAAGCGCTCGACCTCACGGCGCGACAGCTCGTAGCCGACGCCCGCCAGGTGGAAGGCGCTGACACCCTGGTTGAAGTTGATCGACGCGTTGGGAACGTCGAACGCCTTGCCGCCGAGGTACTCGGCCTTGCCCGCGACATCGCCCGAATAGACGAGCGTGCCGACATCCCACATGTCACCATCGGTGTTGACCGGGACGAGGCCGGCATAGTCGAACGACGGATACTTCTGCGGAAGCATCCGGTGCGTGCGGAACAGCGCGGGTTGGGCGAAGCCGACGACCTGCTGAGCATCGTTGAGGTTCAGCGAGAGCGAGATGCCGAAGTCGCGGGCCGCGTCGCCCAGGTGAATCGTGTTCGATGCGTACATTGTCATTGCCCCCTTACTGCTGCACGACGCGGATGCCGACGACTGCACCGCTGGCAGCCGCATCCATGAAGGTTGCCGGAATTGCGGTGTTGCTCGTGGCGGTCGCGGTGAAGGCGCCTGCGCTGGTCACGTAGACCGCAGCGTCCTTGGTCACGGCGCCGCTCGCGATCACGGCGATGTCGCCCATGTCGCAAAGGGTGCACGTGCCGTACTGGCCGTGCGTGTCAGCCGTGCCGTTGAGCCCCGGCACCACGCCGATGTCAGCGACGACGATGCCCTTGAACTTCGTGCCGGGAGTGCCGGTGATCGAGCGAGTGCTGACCGTGCTGCCGAACGCCGCCTTGCCGAACGCGATACCGGCTGCATCCTGGATGATGCCGGTCGGGCGCGACTGGGTGTTGCCGTCGAGGAGCATGCCGGGGAACGCCCGAGCATATTCGGTGAGGTAGGTATCCTGAGCGATGAAAGCCATTTTCTATTCCCCCTTACGCTGCGGCATCGGCCGGGTTGAACGGCGTGCGCCATGCGTCGCCGATAGCGCGGCGCTGCTTGTTGCGATCGTTGGCGTATTCCGTGGCGGCATCACCGAGCACGACCGGTGCGCCGATCGGGACGACGATGTTGCGCGCGTCGCCGACCTTGACGTCGTTCGTGAACGCGACGAACGCGCCCTCGATCGCTGCGTCGGCCATATCCTTGGCTGCGTCGCCGAGCTTGGCCATCACGGCCTCCTTGCGGATCTCGACGTCGGTCTTGCCGTCCACGACGATCGTCGGATGCAGGGCCTTGGCCTTGCCGATGACGAGCGAACGGGCGTCGGCAAGCTGCTGGAGCTTGGCCGGGGTCACTTCCGCGTCCTTGACCTGCTGGGTCAGGGCAACGATCGTGCCGTCGCGTGCTTCGATGGTCGTCTTGGCGGTCGCGAGATCGGCGGTGAGCGTGCCCACCTTCGTCTGCGCGTCCGTCAGGGTCGTGTTCAGGGCGCCGACCGCGAGAGCAACAGCAGCGCCGTCGCTCAGGTCAACGTCCTTGGCGTCGCCGATGGTGATCTTCATGCTTTTAGGCTCCTGGTGGTCACGAAGGTGTGCGGGGCGCTCGTCAACGATGCGCAGCTCGGCGCCTCCACGGGCAGTGCCGCAAAGCGCGAGATGGTTGATCCGGATGTTCGCCATGCTGCCGTCGTATTCGGCGTCGCCGAACTTGCCGGGCGTCATGTCGATGTCCGCGGAATAGCCGAGGCTGAACTCTTGATGCGTGCGCTGGGCGGCTTCGACACCGCGAGCGTCCATGACCATCACGGGGATGCGGAGGAAGTCGCCGTCCCGCATGATCTCGCCGCCCGTGTCGCCTACTGCCAGCTGCTTCCAGTTGGCGGCGGTGACATCCTGTGCGGGATGGTTGATCGTAATTGGCCGATGCGCGGCGCTGGCGATGGCGTCCTTGGCGAACACTGCCGCCTCAGGCCGGAAGATCCGGTAAGGCTGGCCATCGGCTTTAGGCGCCATGCCGATCTCTGCCGGCATGTAATCTTGGACGTTGTTCGCGCGCGCCACACGCGCCGTTGCGACGAGGTGCCCTTCCCGCGTGATGCGGGCGGGTCCATCAATAAGGGCGCGGTCTTGGAACAGCATACCGCGAACTAAACAGGATGGACTTGCCCCATTACCGCCGTCAAAATGCGGGCAAGGAGACCTGATATGTCAATTGCACCTGGCGACGTAGTTATTCTGAAATCCGGTAGCAGCCCCATGACTGCTCAATGGGTCAACAGGGACGGGAACACTGGCGTTGTCTGGGAGGACAAAGACGGCCAGCATCACACGGCCAATTACAACGAGGCATCGTTGAAGAAGGTCAACCCGGCCTAATCGAACTCGATCACCGCCTGCTCGCGGCATCCGCAAAACGGAAGCTGGCCGGGAAGGTCTTTCGGCGCAGTTGTGTCGTCGTAGACCTTCCCGTCGCGGGCTGCATGCTCGGGGCGGTAGTGGAGCTTATGCGACGACCGCCACTTCCACTTCGCTATCCCGGCCTGGCGTCTGCGCTCCGATGCCAGTGACGACGTGAGCTTCGTAAGTTGGTCCGAGGCGATCCGGAGCGACCGATCGCGGGCGAACCCGGTAGCCTCTCGGATCTGCTTGGCCACATCGCGTGCCGGCGACCGTTCGCGCAACCCAGCGAACACCGCGTTGGACATTCGTGATCGTGCCTGATCCCCGACGTCACGGACAAGCGCCACATTCCAGCTGAGGATCTCGCCTAGCGTCTGCTCGACATCCTGCGGGCCTATCAGCGTCTCAAGGTCGACCTTCGTGGCCGCGAGCACGGCGCCACGCCACTTCGATCGGTTCTGACGCTCAACGCGGATCGTCCAGTCGCGCATCGCCGGCCGGAGTGACAGCACCAGCGCGGCAAGCTCTTGGCCCATCCGTTCGAAGATGTTGCCCAGATCGTCAGCGCTGTCGGTTATCATCGCAGACAGCGTGCGCTCATACTCGGCATTGGCGAAACCGGCATACCGCTCGATCAGCGCGATGACAGGACGATACGCCGCGGCATATAGATCAGATGCCAGAACCGCGGGCGGTGCAATATCCCGGATCACGATCGACCGGCGCCTGATGTTGGATGCTCTCTGGGCCATGCCGGTCAGGTCGTATTTCACGGGATCGCCTTTCGCGTTGGCGGTTCGGGCGGTGAGTGCGGGTCAATCGGCCGAGTTTCTGGCGTCTTCTATGGATACCGGCTCAGGCATATGAAGCGTCACGCGTAGGCCGTCCGGTCCTCGCTCCATGGTGTAGGATTTCACTTCGCCACAGTGGTCGAGGAGCGTGATGCCGCTATCAACGAGGCGGATGCGGGCACCGGGGCGCAGTTCGGTCATCATATCTTCCTTCGCAGGGGTCTTCACCCACACGGCGCGCGGGCGAACGATGTCATGGAGGGCTGCAAGCCAGTATCCGAAGCTAGAGCCGAAGCCTGTGCGATGAATTTGCCAGCCACATGTGAGATACCGATCTGCGCGCCAGAACCAGATTTTCCGGCTCGTCGCGGTCATTAGATGTCCCCCTCGGTCATCGGGCGCCCATCATTGGCGGCAACCCGGCGCGCGGGGGCGCTTCCATCACCCCCGGCACCTTGAGACGTCTGATCACCTCCTTCCGATTGGATGGCTGACGGATCGGTGTTGTCGTTGGACGGCTCGGCCGTGATGCCGAAGCGCTCGTTTTCCGGAATGAGTGCCAGCGCCTGGTCGAGGCCGGGCATGTACTCGCGCTCGGACATGAGGTTCTGCACGCCCTTGGTAAACGCGACGTCGGGGATGGCGCCGGTGCCCTGCAACGCAGTGACAGCCTCCATGGTGGTCTTGAACGTCGTGGCCTCGTCCTGCTCGCTCGGCACATCGAGCGGCGCGAACTTCCACGTCACCTTTGCAGGATCGAGCCCTGCCGAACGGATCAGGAATGGATCGATCTGCTCAAGGCATGGCTTCGTGTCGAGCTTCTGCCCGCTCGCGACCATCTTGTTCCAGTTGTTGTCGTCCGACTTGCCCGTCGCGTTCATGCCAGCAGGCGAGCGGCCGTAGAGGCGCGTGAACGGGATGTCGGCGACCGATGCGAACGCCTGGTCGAAGGCATCCATGATTGCGGGGATGCCGGCCCATGAGATCTGGAAGTCGGTGATCGTCTCGCCTGCGGACCCGTCCTTGCCGGCAGCGCCGAACACAGTGGCGTTGAGGATGCTCTCACCCGTCGCGATCATGGCGATGCGAGCGTTCAACTTGCTCTGGCCAGCCGCGGTTGCCGTCAGCTCGGCAATGTCGGGGATGCCGATGCGGAGCAGCTTGGCTTTCTTGACGAGCTCGGAGAACCAGCCCTTTGTGTCGTCGGTGCGTTGGCCCTCGCGGAAGATCTGGTCGAGGCGGCAGTCGCCCCAGAACTCGTCTTCCTCGTTAATGCCGATCGTACCGGCCGCGAGCGGGTCACCGCGAAACGCCACAACACGGCTTGGGTGGATCTTCGAAGCCTTGGCGCCGAACTGGTAGAACGCCGGCAGGCCATAGTTCGGCGAGGTGATCTCTTTGTCGATGTCGACCAGTGTCAGCTGCGTGCGGTACACGACGTTGACCGCCTGCAACTGGCCCTTGGCGATCGTGGCGGGGGCGGGCGTTGCTGGGTCGCCGGGCAGCGCCAGGATCAGCGCGCCACCACCGATGCCGCGCAGGATCTCGGCATGGCGGACCTTGGCGAGCAGGCCTAGCCGTTTCTCCTCAGCCTCCAGCAGTGTGATCTGGTCTGACTCAGCCTGCCAGTCGCGCCACTCGCGGACACGGTCGTCGGCAGGGATCCTGATTGCCTTCCGCATCAGCCCGCTAAGCTGATATGCGCACAGCGCCATCTGGCGACCGAACATGGAATTGATAAACCCGCCCGCCCCCTGCTGGAAGCGCCCTGCCCCGAGGATCGCGCCTCCGAGACTGTCGCTCATGCGGATCGGTGAGGATGCGGGGGCCGCTACCATCGGCGCGCCTTGGCTGTCGAGGATAAGCGGACCGGTCATGGCTTCGTGGGTATGGCGCTGCTGGAAGGTGAATTACCGCCAGCACGTCGGGCTGCGCGGGATCTCCGCTGCCTGATCCGCGCCAGCACTGCCCGGCGCAGGCGCTTGGCTTCCGCAAGCATGGTGGCGGCACGCGCCAAGTCGTCGCGATCGGCCTGTGTCACGCTGCCCATGGAGAGCGTGACTTGTGTCCGATAACCGTCTTTCTCGGACACTCAAACAGTCTCAAATGAACGCGTCGATGCTGTACGCCGTCGCCCCCATCATCAGCTCTGTGAGAGCCCATACCAGCGCGTCAGCCCTATCCGGCGAACCCTCGCCCACGAAACCCGACGCGGTGAAGTTGCACATCTGATCTTCGAGGTCGGGAAACGTGCCGACATGGCTGATCTTGCCCTGCTCGTAGAGCGCTGCGATCGGCTCGGCGCGCACGACCTTGCCGCGCGTGGCGCTGACAGGCTTGTATGATATGCCCTTGTCGGTGGTCTGCACCGTGGCGCGGACGAGGTCACCGCCATAGTTGCTCTCACCGACGACGCGATCGGCGCCCCACCGCTTGTACCGCTCGGCAGCCCGCCTACCCCAACCTTCCGGGCTCAGGTTGCAGCTTGCGTCCTCGAAGACGTAGCCGCGGCCGTCGACGCCCAGGCCAGCGGCAACGATGCCGATGTCATCGCCTCCGTTGTCGCCCTTGGTGCCCGAGGGATCGACCGCAATGACGATGCGCTGCATGGCAATGCGGGCGCCATTATAGACAGCGAACGGCACCTCTCCTTCCCATTCCAGCGTCGCACGGGTGCGCTCGATGCCGATGATGTCCTGCGCGGGGATAACCGTGCCGTCGTCCTCGGTGCGCGCGTCGACATGACGATCGTCGAGCGACCACAGCGCGCCATTGACCTCGCTCGCCCACTCCCCGGCCTCGAAGCGCAGCCGCTTGGCCGACGACATGCTGGCGAGCACATCGAAATACTCGGCAGGCAGGTTGTCCGCGTTGTCGGCCGGGTTGACCTTCATCTCAACGTAATCCTCGGGATGGGGCAACGCCTCCTTCGTCCCGGGCTTCACCTTCGAGCGGAATAGCTGGAACGACCAGTGCAGCTTTGACGGCGGGTTGCAGTCGAAATACGCCTTGAGGGAGATATGCGTCTTGCCCGTTGCTGCGGCGATCTCCGGTGCCAGCTCGACCTTTTGGGCAAGGCGCGACATGGCCGTCTCGATCGACCCCCACGGGATCTGGCTGCTCTCGTTGAAATACAGGGTGCAATACTCGGCACCGAGGATCTTCTCGACCCGCTCCTTGTCGTCCAGACCCGCGATCCAGACCTGCGATCCGTTGGGCAGGTCAAGGTAAAAGTCGGTCTTGTCGAACCGGTGCCGCAGCGTCGGGAAGCACAGCTTGAGCACCTTAGGCATGGTGTCCGCCCAGATGCTGGTCTTGGCGTGGTTGAACCGAAACCGGAAGACGACGTGCCGGCTGCCAGGCGCGTTGATCGCACGCTGGATGATGGCGCGGACGAGCAGGAACGTCTTGCCCGAGCGCGAGCCGCCCCTGAGCATGATGTTGCGGGCGGGTCCGGCGAGCAGTCGGTTGGCCTCACGCTGCTTCGTGGTGAGGGTGGCGGGGGTCACTTTGGTGCGACCGTCTCCAGTGCAACACACGCGGCGACACGGCAGATCAACCTGACCGCCGCCAATTGCCGCTCAATGTCCGTGGCCCCCGGAAGCCGGTCATCCCAGAATAGATGATCGCTCATGTGGATGACAGTTGCGATCGGGTCACCGCTAAGCGGGTCGATCGCATCGTAAATGGCTTTAGCCGCCACATCGCTTGGCGTGTCGCCGAATGGTGCCGCCATACGGTTGAGCGCTTCCATGGTCATAGCCCCGCATCCTCGCCGTTCACGACCAACGCGATTGCCCCGCTGTGCTCGATCTTGTCCTTGAACGCCTGAATGTCGACGTGCTTGCCGCATAGCTCCAGCGCTTTCAAAGCCTCTGGGAGCTTGTTGATACCACGAGCTTCCCAGTACACAGACTGAGCCTCCGACAGCACCCACGCAGCGTCTATGCCGGTCTTATGCGACCGCTCAGCTTTGGCCGCAGCAATGGCATCGGCGATGTCCGGTTTTGACAGGTTTTCGGATCCGATCTGTCGCGCGGTATCGGGGCTGTAACCGGCGCGGATCGCAGCCTGTGTGGCGTTCAGGTCAATCAAATATTCGCTGACGAACGCGGTCTGGAGCGGGGTCATAACCTGCTACCCCTGCCCTTTGCCGCTACCGGGCGTTACCGCCTTCGCAGCAGCCCGGTATTCATCCCGCATCTGACGAAGCCGGGTCGGTCCGCTCGCCGTGAAATACCGCTGCGCCGCGCGCTTACCGAACATCTGCTGGCATACGCTGTGACCGTACTTCACGAAGGTGTCGGCGTACTCGACCGGGATCGGACGGGGTTGCTTGGTGCTGTAGGCTTTCATCATGCTACGTTTCCCTTACGCTTGCAGCGTTCGATAATGAGGATGCGGGTGCGTTGAACGAGGTCGGCAGCGGCCATCCATTCACGACCGCGCTGGGCGTTCATCACCATCAGGTGTTGAAGCTTCGCCAGTTCGTCGAGGACCGCGCTTGCTTCGTCGTCGGTGCAGCGCGGAGGGAACACCGTTGCGTGGCTTGGCCGCGCGGCGGTTGCTGCGCTCATCCGTGCCAACGTGGCATCGCGCATCATGTTCAAATCGCTCACTGGACTTCCCCTTCGTTGATGGCGCCGAAGTTCTCCGGCATCAGTTCGTATGCGTAGGCGCGTGCTGCGGGGCTCGCTCGGTTCCAGGCGCGGATGATCTCGACCGCCTCCCGGTTCTCGGGGTCGTCCTCGGGTAACAGCGTGCCCTGCTCGTATCGGTAGGTGACGACCTGAGCGTGCGCGGTCTTCTCGGTCCACCGTTCCTGATCAGCGCGGGCGATCATGGCCAAGCGATCCTCAGGGGTCGCGACCGATGCGATCTCGCGGTGAACCTCGAACGACAGGCTGCCGGCGCGCATGTGTGGCGGGAAGGCTTCGGCTACCTTGGCCATTGCGGAGAGGCGTTTTGGGTCGGCCGCGGTCTGCTCGAGCATCAGGGCGAATTGCGGTTCGGCGCGGAAGTTAGCCGCACCGTGGCGCCACCAGTCAGCCATCATCCAATCGCACTTACGCCTGCGGTCGAACAGGTCACCGCCAAGCTGCTTCCAGTCCTCGAATGCCATGTCGTCAGGCAGCGCGAGCGCGATGGCCTCCGGTTCGATCGTTGCCAACGCGTTCATGCCGTCGCTCCTTGCTGATACTGCTGCGTGGTCCTGACCCATCGCCCCTCGCACTGGACCCATCCGTGAGAGAGGAGCCATGCGGTGCCTTCGTCCTTGGTCTTCATGCGGTGGTGGCCGGGGTGGCGAGAGCGGCGATTTCACGCAGAAGATCGAGCGCGTCGTTCGGGTCGAAACCGTCAGTTTCAGTCGCCTCAACGAACTCCTTCGCGTCTGCGATGGCGCGCATGACTGATTCCGGCAGACCGCTAGAGCACTTGGCCGAACGGTTGCCGTTCTCGATCCAATCGTTGATTGCGTCGCTCATTGCGCTTTCCTCCAGATGACAAGCACGCATCCGAACGGGGGCGAGCTATTGAACTTGCCGGCCTCATTGCCCGGCACGCCGAAGTTGAAGCGGCTGCGGAAGAACCGGGTCTCGATCGCGCCCTTGCCATCGCGGTGCGGTTCGATAAGATCCTGCCACCAGCCTTGCTCGGTGCGGTTCGCAGGGAGCAGCATGGCGACCAGTGGGCAGCCGGCATTGAACTCGGCCCATGCCTTCTCGACCCAAGGTCGGATCGCGCTGTATGGTGGGTTGCACCATACCCGCTCGCCTGCCCATGATGCCTCTAAGCCGCTGTCCTGCAGGCTGTGGAAGCGCGGCACGCGGCAGTTGTTCGGGTTGGCTGCGGCGTCGAGCGTGAACCCAAACTCAGCGTGCAGCGGATCAAATACCTTGGCGGGCGTGATGCGCTCGTCAACCGTATCCGATGCCCCACGCTTACCGACCTGCTGCGGGTGGTTCGTGATGGCGAAACCCACGAGGCTCATGGCTCCATTTCCTCATCCGCGACCTCAACGCAGTCCTCGCAAAGACCTGCCGTTGCCATCTTCTCGGGCGGAAACTCGTCACCACACCACTGGCAGCAGATCATGCCGTCATCGTCGTCGATCTCACTCATGCTGCGTCTCCTAGCTTATGGGATGGTGTCTCGAGGGTGGTGGGGGTCATCGTGCGGCCCGAATTTTCACGACATTGTCGGCATGGCTGCGCGCGCGGTCAGCAAACTGCTTGGCTTTGTCAGCGAGAATCCGTGCAGCACGTTCATTCTCGACGTCGGAATGTCGCTTGTCATAAAATCGGAGCGCACGACGGAGGCGGTAGCGATCGCCCTCGTTCAAACGCACCTCCGCACCATCGATCGAAAGCTTGTAGTATTTCTGAGCGCCGGCTGTGCGGAAGCTGAGGTAAAGATTGACACCCGTTTGGTGCACCAGCGTATTGCCGCCGTCAGTCCAGCCAATGGCCACGCGCAGCATGTCGCAGACGAGCAAGACCAAAGGCTGGGGGCGGACGAACAGGCTTACTGCCGGCTTGATCCAGAACGGCAGGAACGCGACAGCGCTGACCCCGCTCATAAAGCCTACAAATGCCAGAACGCCGTTCATGCCTTCTTCCCCTTGGCTGTGCCTTCGATGGCCGTTGCGATGGCCCTGAGTTGCGCGACGAGCCTCGGCTGCGGCAGCTGCTCGATCGTCGTGAACCGGTGGTCGTTCAGGCACTGACGGCGACGACGGACCCCGTTCGGGATAAGGCGGCTGTCGATCACCTCGGTGCCCTTGTTGCAGGTGGGGCAGTTCATTCAGGAGTCCTTCCAGAATGTGGCGATGTCCCAATCGCTGCCGGTGCAAGACCAGCGCAGCGCGTTGACTGAGTACGCATGGGACGAGGCGCGGCCGTTTGCCCATGTGACGCGGACCTTTGCGTCTTCAGGCCAGCGAGTAGGTGCGCGGCCGGGGTTGTCGTATCGGCGGTCATGCTGCGCCATCGAGCGTCGCGGGATCGAACGGGACGCGCACCGGCACCTCATATGGCTTGGTCGGGCCCTGGTAGAGCGCGCGCGAGACATACGACCCGTCCGACAGGCGTCGCATAGCCCCCTGCTCTACCGCGATGCGCAGCCACTTGTCGGGTACATCGCCGATCGGCTGACCGTTGCGGATATTGACCAGCCAATGTGCAAACCGGTTCTCGGCAAAGTCAGCACACAAGCGCAGAGCGGTTTCGCGGTCCGATGCCGGGGGCCGGTAATTGGCGATCAGGTCGAGGCATTGGCGCGGCGTTGGGAACCAGTCATAGGTCCGGCAGGCCTCGCGAGCCATGAATTGCAGGGCCTCGTTCGAATACTGGCCCAGCAGCGAGACATAGACCGCGAAGCGGCGCCGGCCGCTCTCGTCATCCACATTCTTGGACGGAAGCGTTGCGGCGAGGAACTCCAGGTGCTTTTCGATCTGCTCGGTCGATGCAGCAGGCTGCGCGACCATCGGCGCGCTCTCCGCCCAGGCTCGCAGCGCGTTGCATTCCTCAACCGTTTGCGGCGCGACGACGTTCACCGGATTCGCGGATCGCGTTGAGGAAACCGTCATTGGATTTCGAAGCTGGTCCACGATTGCTGCGAAGTTGGTCATTTCGGTATCTTCCTTCGTCATCGGCCTTGCGGACCCAGTTGCGCCAAGCGGCTTGCCAGTCGGATTTTCGGGCGTTTGCCCCGGATGCGCTGGCGGCCCAGTCTCGGAACCTCGCCAGCTCTCGGTCGAGGGCCCCGGGTGGCCATGCTGCCGAGGCCTTGGCCACGTCGCCGCCTAACGGTTCCGGGTTCCAGCTTTCCGGAAGCCTGCAAGCCGAGGCCTTACGCGCACGGGGTATCTCTCCGTGGGTGGGGGTGGGGTTGTTGGAGGGGTCTGGGGAGGAAGAAGGGGAGGGGGAGGGATTTTCCGTGGATTCCGCGGTTTCCGGTGGAATTCCGGTGGATTTAAGCGCCCTCTTGCGTTCCCGATCGTATGCCCGGCGCTTCTCGGCAACGGCGTCAACAGGCTGCGAAGCCTCCATGTCAGCGATAGCCGCGACCAGTGCTTCACCGGTCACGCCAGCGGCGAGAAGATGACGGACAGCGGTCGCGATCACGCTCATGCAGACACCGGCACGTTGTGCGAGCGCAGGAAGGCCGAAACCTCGTCGATCGAGCGGGCGACGGTCCAGCCGCCCCCTGCCCCAACGATTCCATCGCACGCGTCCTTCTGGGCATCCGTAAGCTTGCCCTTGGCCGTCTTGAGCTCGACCGCGAACAGGCGCCCGTCCCAGACGATCAGGATGTCGGGCGTGCCGTTCTTGACCCCGGCCAGCTTCATGCGGCGGGACTGGATAGCGCGGCGCTTCACGTCCCCACCAAGGAACGCGCCGTTGGCAGTCGCAGTCCACCACGACGCGCGCGGGAGCGCTACGTTGAGGTAGGCGGCAACCGAGGCCTGCAAGGCGTCCTCGGGGCGCATCAGAAGCCGAACGTCGTCTGCATGCCGAGCGCTTCCATGTAGATCTGCAGGATAGCGTTCTCTTCCTGGACCTCTTCGGCGCGCTTCTTGCGGATCGACAGGATCTTGCGGATGGCCTTGGGGTCGTATCCCCGGCCCTTCGCCTCAGCCATCACGTCCTTGATGTCGTCGCTGATCCCCTTCTTCTCTTCCTCGAGACGCTCGGCGCGTTCGATCAGAAGGCGCAGCTCATCGGCCGCGATGTTCCCGCCGCCCATGCCGTGCTGTCGTGTGGTCTGTTCGGTCATGCTGGTGCCTTCGTGTTTTGGATGGAGAAAGCGGCCGCGGCTTTGCGACGATGGTAGGCTTCGCGCTCAATGCGACGTCGGCAGAGCTTGCAGTCCAGCCGAGTAGGGCTGACGCGGGTGTTCTCGGCAGTGCGAGGATGGCCGCACGGGTATCGCTTGTTGGTCCCGAGAATGCCGGGCCGGTGATTGCGCAGGCCATCGTCTGGGACGAGGGGCGCCCTCATGCCGCCTTGACCTGTGCCCAAGCGTCACGGGTCCAACCCAGCCGCTCTGCGCGCTCAATCAGTTCGGCGCCCGTCAGGATTGCTGAACCGCGGCGCCAGTAGCCATCGCGGTCATCGCAGCGCGACACGGGGCCGAACCGACGCAGATAGTCGCAGGCCTGGCCAGCAGCCGACATGTCGCGCGGCGGGCGATCCACTGGCGTTGTCTGATAGGCGTTACGCACCAGATGCATCGGACGGGCTGCGGGAACGCCAAGCTCATTGCGGAACCGGCGCGCGGTGTCCTTATGGAGCGCAAAGCGCTTGCATGCCTCGGCGACGCTGTGCGTTTTGATGAACTCGGCAAAGCCCTCCGGCATCTGCTTACGGTCTGCGCGGGTCGGACCTGCGGGCAAACCGCACTCGACCCGCCAGCGTGCCGGCGATTGCTTGTTGCAGCTATAGAGCACTGCGAGCTGGTCGTTGGTCTTGCCGATCGCGACCGTCGCGAAGTCGGCTGGGCACTTGCGCAGGCCGCTTGATGCAACCCAAGGTCCCAGCTTGCGCTTACGGACCGTGTAGATGATCGTGTTGGCATGGACACCGAGCGCGTCGCCGATGCCCCTGGCGTTGTCGCCTGCTGCGACCATGGCGCGGATCTTCTCGTAGTCCGCCGCTGTTACCGTGGTCATGCTTTCCACCCCAGCGGCGTGATGTCGCACTCGAGGACTTCGCGGCGCAGCTCGCAAAGCATGGCAGCTTGACGATCGGCTGCGTTCTTGCGCGCAATGGCACCGAGGGTGCGTGCGGCGTCAGCAGGCGTTGGGGCCGCGCTGGCGGTGGTGAACGGCCAGATCTTCATGCTGCGATCCCCCCGACCAGCTGCATGACAACGCAGTTCAGCGCGTCAGCTTCGCCCGGGCCGATGTCGCGACCGGCTTCGCTTTCCGGGTGGTGCGCACGGTTCTTTTCGGCGATGTAATGTGCCGCCAGCTCACAGGCGCGATCGTGATCGATGCCCTCGGGCACACGGACGATCTGGAAACCGTCTGGCAGGATCAGCGACAGCAGATCGAGCGGCAGAGCGTCAGTCGCGAGCAACTGGTAGATCACCGCGCTGCTGATCGTCGCCGGCACCTTGTCGCGCTCGCCGGGGAAGTAGGAGACGATGGACGGGTAAGGCACGCCACTGTCGAGGGAGACCGCTTTGAGGCTGATCCCGCGGCGGTCCATTTCGCGGCGGACGACCAACTGGCGTTCGCGCACGATCGTATTTGCATCAGCCATGATTGCTGCGCTCCTGGGTGAGATTAGAACCGTTATGGAAATTATCGATCATCCCCGGCTCGCCGATTGCCCGACGCCATTCAGGGTCGCCGTGGCACGCCTCATGCTCGTCTGGTTCTGGGCTAGCTGGGATGGCGCGGGCGAACAGAAGGCCGAACACGAAGGCGGCAACCGTCCAGCCCAGCAGGATCGCGAAGATGGCCTGCGCGCTCATGCTGCGGCCGCCGAAGCTGCGGCATGACGCCGAATATTGGCAGCGCGAACAGCGGCAACGCGGATCGCTTCATTCTCGGCGCGGCTTCGAAGCGCGCCGCCTTTTTCGAGTACGCGGTGAACCGTAGCAGGTGCAGAACTCAGAGCTTCAGCAATGGCCTTGATCGTCGAGCCGGAAGTATATCGGCGAATAACATCCGCGGGGTCCAGGTTACCGTGCGGCTTGCGCGAAGCCTTAACCCCGGCTTTTTGGAGGTAGCGGTAGATGTGCTCCGTCGCGGGGAGTCCGACTTCAGCAGCGATGTCCTGGCACTTGGCGCCCGACTGATACAGCTCGACGATCTTTGCGGTGCGCTCGGCATCGTCGTCGCGGGTGCGCCAATAGGCGACACCGAAGCACTTCGTGCCGGTCCTCTTCAGGATCATAGTGAGGCGACTTGCATCGATCCCGTACCGCTCCTGCAATTCGGCGGGCGGCGTCTCGCCGGTCGCATAGACCTCTGCGACCTCACGCTCGGCGTCGGTGATGGGAGCGGCCTTCCGGCGAGTGCTCTGGCGGTGGCCCAGCGATGGGACATTCGAGGCGCGAAGAATCTGACGCACGCGCTCGCGGGTCATATCGAAGTCGTCAGCGATCGATTGCAGCGTCTCGCCGGACAGATACCGGCCAGCCATTACGATCTCACGATCCTGCTCGATCGGAGGCGGCAACGCACCGGTACGTGCAACGTGAGCGATCGCCGCCCGAAGGATCGCGCAGTCTTCGAACCATTCACCTTCGACGCGCAGGGCTGCGAACTGACGATGCAGCCGACCCTCCTCGCGAAAACTTCCCGGAGCAGAAGCAAGAAGAACGAGCTTTGCCTTCGTGTTGATCGCGAGCTGGGTCAGCCGGGCATCGAGGAAGGCGCTGCACCCGATCTTGATCGGACCGCCGTCGGCACGCTGAACGAAATAGACGCTCATGCCACCACCTGCGATGCAGATCTACGAACCCGCTTCGTGACGGGGGCAGCGGTTTCCATCCCGACCCGGGCTTGCGCGACAATCGACGAGAGCGCGCCTGCGTCAAGCGCCCCGCCCGTCTCCTTTTCGATCTTCATCGCCAGCTCCGGAGGCCACTCCGTTGCATTGCGCAGTTGAGAAAGGCGACCCTTCGAAATGCCGACAGCAGCAGCAAGCGCCGTCAGCTTTTTCGAACCGTCGCGGTCCAGATATGTATCGAGCGTCGTCATGCAGTTTCGTTTAGCCATTCTAAACGAAAGCTGCAAGCAAAATCGTTTAGCTGACCGAAACGACGCGGCGCGCGGGGTTTGGTATTGTGCCGGTATGGCCACACCCGCACACGATTGGTATCTGAAGGAATGGCTTCAGACGCTGCATAAGAAGCAGGCAGATATCGTTCGCGATCTGGACTGGAATAAGGCTCGCGTCAGCCTCATGCTGCATGGAAAACAGCAATACGACCGTGATTCATTAAATGAGTTGTCAGATTACCTTAACCTACATCCATACGAGCTTTTGATGCATCCTAAGGACGCCATGGCGCTGCGGCGGTTGCGCGCCGATCTACTTCGCGTCGCTCATGACGTGGAAACCATCGAGTCGGAAACGCCTTCGAGGAAAGTTTCGGCAGGCTAAACATTTTGGTTGCGTTTGGCGTTTAGCCATTCTAAACAGGCTCCAGACAACGAGGCATCCGGCCCGTTGAACTGGAGCAAGCCACATGGCCACTGTCCTCAAGTTTCCAGCCCCGCAGCCCGAGCTGGCGCGGTGGTATTCCGATCCCCAGGCACAGGCGTTGCTCGCCAGCCTGACGAAGCGCCCACCCGAGCAGCAGCACTTTCGCGACGAGTGGCAGCAGGGCTTCGAGTACGTCGGCTCGCGGGTCGATCACCTTCGCAAGCTGTACGATCGGTTTGGCGCTGAGGTTCATGCGCTCTGCACCGAAGCGTATTTCGCTATCGGTCCTGACGCTCCGCAGGCTGCGATCGATGCAGCTTACGCCCCCCTCGTCGCATGGTCGCAGGAGACTGTGGACGCGGTGATCGATGCGGCTCTTGGTCAGGAGGCGCGGTCGTGACGCACCTGCCTCCCGCCAGCGAAGCGCAATATTTCAATGGCGAGCCCTGCCAGCACATCATCGACCGCGATGAGCGCGAGCGACTGGCTCGGATCCGCCGCACTGCATGCTCCATCATCCGTAATCGAAAGGTCCGCTAAAATGACCCTCGAACAACAGCTTTTCGCTCTTCTTGAACAGCACAATCTTTCCAGCCTTTCCATTCAGGTTTTGCGCGTCAGTGATGACCGACGCATCCTGAACGCGACAGCGCAAGGCGGCGGCAAGTGCGCCTTTAATAAGATCGGCGACACCTCGTCCGAGGTTGTCGGCTCGGCAATCAGCGAACTGAACGCTATTCGCAGCCCGGCCTGCGAGCCGGTCGCGACCTTCGCGCCGATGGACATCGCGGCATGACCATTCCCGCAAGCACCAAGGCGGCAACCCGCGCCCGCCCTTTTATACCCGGCGCTGCACCGTCTCCATTCCCTCTCCGCTGCTTTGACGGTCGGACATGGGCTGAGCGTGCGGCTGACCTAAAGAAGGGCCAGGCGGCATGAAGACCACCGACATCAACGCGATCGGCGTTCTGCTGCAAAGCATCCGCCATCCCGACGAGAACCTCATCACCTTGGGGTTCACCGCGCACGCACCGAACGCCGAGAGCTTCGACGGCAGCGTGTCCGTCACCGTCGCCAACCACGTCGACACCGCGACCAGCGAGAGCGTCACGCTCGACTGCGCGCTTCACATGGCCCGCGCCAAGCTGCGGAACATGGCTGAGGCCCGCGTCAAGGCTGCGGCTGACATGAAGAAGGATAAGGCACATGCCTGCTGACATCGGAGGCGGCACGATGGTCGCCACGGTCGCGGACTTGCTTGACGAGCTCGACCGCAACCCACCGCTCGGCGACAACAATCCGCCAGAGCCCACGCCGATCGAGATAACGGCAAAGGAGGTCAACGACCTCTACGACGAAGCTAAGCTTTGGCTGGACGGCGAACCAATCGTCACGGCCGGGCAGGCTTCCGAGGTCGCGGAACTACGCAAGCGGATCCAGGCAGCGGCGAAGGTTGGCGAGGAACGGCGCGTTGCCGAGGCCAAGCCGTTCGACGAGGCCAAGAAGAAGGTGCAGGACGCCTACAATCCCCTGATCCACAAGGACAAGGGGAAGACGGCTCTCGCCCTGTCCGCGCTGAACACTGCGTTGGCGCCTTACCTCGCTGAGTTGGACCGCCAGCAGCGCGAAGAGGCCGCAGCATTGCGCGAGCAGCAGCTCGAGGCTGAGCGCAAGGCGCGGGAAGCATCGCAAGCCGCGGCACTGTCGACGAACCTTGCCGAGCGTGAGGAGGCCGAACGCCTCCAGACCGAAGCCAAGGCCATCGCCAAGACTGCCGGTCATGCCGAGAAGGCACGCGCACAAGTCCACGCCACGGGTGGCGGTCGTGCGATCGGGATGAAGGCGGTGTGGACGCCAACGCTGGACGATCCAGCCGCGGCGCTCGCCTACTTCCGCCAGATGCGTCCAGCCGAGCTCAAGGAATGGATGCTCGAGCAGGCGCGCGACATCATCCGGGTCGGCACCAAGCCCCCCGGCGCGATCCCCGGCTTCCGCATCACCGAAATCAAGCAGGCCGCATGATGGCCAGCGAAACAGGGAACGACGCCATGACGGCACCACAGATCTATGCGGCGATTGCCGAAGTCCAAGCCGAGATTGCCAAGGTCGGCATCGCCAAGACGCGCAAAAACTCGCAGGGCAGCGGTTACATGTTCCGCGGCATCGACGACGTCTATGAGACGCTCGGGCCGCTGCTGCCCGCTAAGGGGCTGGTGGTGATCCCTCGTATCGTCGAGCGGGCACAGGTCGAGCGCGTATCGAAGTCAGGCGGCAACCTGTTCTATACGACCGTCAAGGGCGAATTCGATTTCGTCTCGGTCAAGGACGGCTCGCAGCACACCGCTTCATCCTATGGTGAAGCTCTCGACAGTGGCGACAAGTCCACCGCCAAGGCCATGTCCGCAGCGTACAAGAGCGCGGCGTTCATGCTGTTCAATATTCCGGTTGAGGGCACGCCCGACGCCGACGAGGAAACGCATGAGGTCAAGGTTCACATCGAAGAGCCCGCGACCGGCTGGGGCGATTGGGCGCGCGATCTGATCGAAGAGGCCGGTCTGGCCGTCGACAACGATAGCTTGGACGAGCTGCGCGACAAGAACAAGCGGCTGATCAACGGCGTCAACAAGGTTGATCCGTTTATCTTTAAGGCGGTGCAGAAGGCGTTTACCGATCGCCGCGCCGTCCTGAGTGCGGGGGATGCGTTCTAATGGCGCTACCTCGCCGCATCCCGAAAGAGTCCAAGCGCTCCAGCCGCTGGCGTTCGCCTGCGCATGCCACCTTCGTCCGCAGCCATGAGTGCTGCATCCCCGGCTGTAAGGCTCGCCCAATTGAGTTCGCGCACGTCCGTAATGGTTCGGGCGCGGGCATGGGCCAAAAGC